GCGATACTTGCAGCCACTATGAGTGTGAAATACTGTAGGTATTGTCCTACTAATACATCGCTAGGGAGTTTCATCGAAGTCAAAGTAAAGGTCAATCTCAAACCAAATGCGTTGATGTAACGCCTCTGCTAGTTGATCATCATTCCAATCTGCGTCCCTGTTGATGAGCGCAGATGTGATGCCACGTTCAATGCAATCTTCAAGGATTGCTTGGATGTTAGGTGTCATACTCCGTGCTCCAGTGCTTTGTCTTGCAGTTCGTCAAGAATGCCAGAGATAACTACAGCTTCATCATTGCTGATGTTACGCATCACATCATCGTTAGAGATTGCACGGTTGATAAGTCTCAGTAGTGGCATGAACTCATCAGGAAAGACATCAACCTTGATGGCTGTGTCGTGGATAGAGTTAGTCATCTAATTAATACGATTGGGTTTGAGTGAGAATAAATAGAAGTTCAAGACCGGGAGGTTCAATCTTCCCATCAGCATTAAGTTCTGCCTCTACGTAAACAGCACGCAGGCCTCCACTTTCAACAGTTGTCCGTTTGTCCCATGCGTCGTTTAGCCTCTTGTGAGCAGCGAGAATAAGTTGCACCAATGTAGGTACTTGATACCCGCTCTTTGTTGCCCATTTCCACTCAACATGTTTCAGCACACTATGCACACGTTCGAAGTTAAACGTGTTGAGACAGTACTCAATGGCTTCTTGCTTGTAGTTAGTCATTCAGCATACTCCAAAGCAAGGGACTTGAAATCATCTAACCAACCGACAACTAGGTTAAACTCTTCAGGTGTCATGATCTCAACCATACGGTTGGTATCTAATGCACGATTGAGTACCTTGATGATAGGCTTGAACTCATCGGGGTAGACATCAACCTTGATGGCTGTATCGTGAATAGAGTTAGTCATTAAGCAGCCTCCGCATCTTCGAGAGCAGCTTCAAGCGCATCACATCGGTTACCCCATGTGATCTTGCTGTACATGTCATCAGCAATCATGAGTTGCTCTTCAGCATATTCAAGTTGTTGACGTAGGTATTCAATCTCGGACATAATTAACTCCATTGATAAACAATGAGGGTGAGTCCCTCAGAAAGGGAGACACAACATGTGCGTCCCTGAGTGAGAGAGTCAAACGTTATCAAGAACCCACTGACAGTATGTCTCGATGACATGCCATACCATGACCTGTATCATACCTTGAACACTCGTAGTATTCTTGGCAACGATAGACATGAAGTCATCACCGAGAGTGTCATAACAAACATCCTCGATGTCGTCTTCATAGTCATGGAAGAACTTGGTAGTCTCGTGGTAGTAAATGAAACCAGAGACACCCATGGCACAACCATGATTGGCTATGTCACGTACTTCATCCATATCTGTGAAGCGCTCAGCGAGCACATCAGTCAGGGTTTGTGTGTAAAACAACATGATTAGCGTAAGTAAACTACAGAAAAGCATCAACGATGTGATGCCAAAGTGTAACTAACTATCAACCAAGCTGAAGAGCAAGGGTAGAAGTACGAGCTGCATTGATGCAGTTCTCGTTAACCCAGAACCCAAGGCTCATGTTCTTGTTGAGCAACAGGTTAGCAATAGCACGACGGCTAACGTTGCTGTACTGGTAAGAGTAACCATTGCGGAACTCAACAAGCACAGTACCGTAGAAAGGATTGACAAGCAGCTGATACACTGCGTCAGAGGTACGGTTGGTAACAGCAATGAAGTTGTTGAACATGTAAACAAAAGCAAGTGAATGAGTGCGTCCCTGAGTATCGCTTCCACCTCAGCATCAGACGCATGAAGCCATGAGCAAACTTGTATAGCGCCTGTGGCTCGGCGCTGGTGACGGCTAGTCGCCGTTTGGTGGTGCTCACCCTTCTCGGCGTGACACAGCTGGCACCTAAGGAGTGTACCCTAACCCACAACCGGAACCCGCTCGGCAGTTGTGGCGGCAGTGACCCGTGGTCCTACTCAGCTCAACTATTCAGTTGTCTAGGTTCGATGCTCTCACCATAGCATGGCTGAGCTGGTTTGTCAAGGAGTGGTGGTCGGCTTGTCAGGTGGCACTGTGCCAAGGGCTGCTTGCCGTATTCAGTTGTCGGTGTCTCTCACTCTCTTGATTGAAGGATCGAGACTCTCCTCACCCTTAACAGGGAGAGTCGAGATACTCAATCTTCAAAGAGAGTGGAGGTGTCAGCCTACAGCACCGAGGTGGTGGACAGTGGCAGCAAGTGGCACATAGTACAGCCTGATCCATTGCAGTGCAGTGGTTATCAGTCCTGCTTATAATACAGTCAATCGCTGTAATCCATTGGTATCACTGGGTTCTCAATAAGGTGTACTATTGAGAGCAGACAGATTGTGTGAGATGTGATTATGCGTGGTGCCGCATAGTTGCTGCCTCGTGGCGTGCGCGTGTCCAGCGTACCTGTGCCTGATGCAGATGCTCTGGACACACCACATGCGTGTGCCTGCGGGTGTGGGCGGGCGTGTGCCTGTGCGAACACGGGGTACCCCTATGGGGGGGCTGCGGCGCTGAGCCAGCGTAGTATTAGACTTGAGAAATTTCTGTCAAAAATTAAAGCCCCCTCTACAATGACCTAGAAGAGCGTTATTCTTTATCAACCGTGTCGATATACCAAGGAGCAGTTAAACGCATCTCAGGGAGGCTTGTAGACGTGTCTGACGGGCTTTCTTCGTACACAGGGGACACCATATCAGCAACATGAAGCGTTTCCCAAGTCTTAATCGCTTCATCTACCTCTACTTTAACCCGATTATCAACTAATTTTTGTTCAATCCACACTAAAAGACCTAGAAGCAGGTGATCCAACCAAGGAATACCTGCTTTCCAGTGTCTATAAAGGATTTTAAACTCATTTAACTTAAGTTCTTGTCCCACATTGCTTCACATACGTTAGGAAGGTGTTGATACAACAAGTCTTGTACCTGACCTGCTATCTGTGCGTGTTCTTTTTGCGTACCATTACTAGTTCTTAGGTCACAATAATGCAACCAAGACCTAATAGTACCGTTCATGTACAACTTAGTAGGAGCTGCCATAGGAAGTACTTCTCTTGCACACTCCTTAGCTACCCCAGCTGCTACCAGATCTTTATAGAGACCATAGCAATCAGAGTAAAGACTACCAATCCTAAACTGGAAGTTCTTCTTTAGCACATCATCTAGATCATCAATACTATTTTGTCTGTTCTTTGTATCTTGTCTACGAAGTTCAGGTATTGATGCCGGGACTGTTACTTCTGCATACCGTTGACTAAACTCTTGAAAGCTAAAACTCCTATGCCTAAGGATCTGTGCTGCAATACTACGTGTTGTTTCTATTTCTACACACATGTTAACCATTTCAAAGGGTGACCAATGTTGATGGTTAATAAGATACTTAATTAGTTTAGCACTGGTCTCAGTGTTTGATTGATTACTTGGGTTAGATACCCTAGCCATGTAACTAATAAGTTCTTCAGCGTTAGGAGTGATGTGTACGAGGGTGGTGGAGTGCATACAGTAGTATAAGTAGTGACGGGATTCAGAAGGATGGAGAGAATCAGTACTCACTAGATTCACCCGTTAAAGGAGATGGAGTAGATGAATGAACTAAGAGGGAGATGTTTGTCTTTGGAGTCTTTGTTCCCTCACTGTTCATTAGTAAAAAAAGGGGAAGATGATCAAGACAACTTGTTTGTCTTGGAGTCTTCCCCCTCCAGGAGTCGGGTCCACCCTTCCCTTCCCCTGTATACATGTGGGACCGCTCTTAAACCCAGTGTGGGCCTGGGTTCACACCCAGGTAGGGACTGACTTTTTACCAGCCAACATTCTAGCTTGTTTACGTTGGTCTAAATTCATTCCAAACACCATATGATTAGCTGCTGATTGAGGGTCATCTAACCAAGCTTCTTGTAAATCATTCCAATCTTCTTGTCGTCTTTGTTTAACGACTTCATGAGCTGAGATAGCAAGAGCATCTGTGAAGTATTTAACACCTTGAGCTAATGAGTCTAGTCTATCATCGTGTCTTACGGCACCTTTTTCCCGACACATCCTTGACATCTGATAGAACAACATGTAAAGGAGTCTAGTTTCGGGTGCGGCTTCCTTATTCGAGTTGAAGTCCCATTCCACCACAGACCGATTAACAATAAGCTTATGTTGATTAAGAATAGGCTCAAGGGTATCAATAATACGGTCTTCTTTTCGAACATTAGCACGGACTTCTTCAATGTCAATAGCTTGTTTAGTTTGTTGAAGATGTTTACGGAATAGTTCTGCTACGATACCATCACCAAAGTTAGTTTCAATAAGAAGTTTAGTTACACCGTATTTCTTACAACCTCTAAGGATGTCTAACAAGGTATTATCACTATAACCGTCTTGGTAAGCACGTATTTCATGTAGATAGATAAACCCATTACGTTGACTAAGGAAGGAAGCTGCTGTTTCGTCAGTACCACGACCACTAGGGTCCACACTACAAATGGTTTCAGTGTAAGGTAACCAATCACCTTGCATAACCATAGGTGAGTAGAAGTAGTCTCCCGGTAACCCTACGGTAGGTAGATCTTTAATAACATTACTTGGATCACTACACCACACCACAGAATCAGGACATTCAGTAGGGTTAACTGATGTAACAATCAGGTCTTGCATCTTAAGTGGGAACTTTTCAGCATCACTAAGACTGGTGTCTAGCATGAATTGTAGCATAAAATTGCTACGACCCATTGATGCTTCACGTTCAATCAGATCGTCATCAGAGAAACGGTCTGGATCTGTTACTGCCCAAGGTTCAATACCACCTTCAATGTCTTCCTGTACTTGTGGTGCAAGGAGTCCTTCGTAGTTAGATAGTTTACGTGGGTAACGTGCTGGCCAAACAAATGGTTTGTAGTTACGTTCAGCAAGCTTACGGTAGATGGTAAAGGTAGTCTGTGGTGTACCAAGGTACATAATACGGCTGTCTTTCTTTGGTGTAAGAATAGATTCAGCCTCAGTACAAAGTTGAAGGAGTTTCTCTCGCATCATCTCTGTCATCGAGTTACCCGGCACCTCAATATCGTCTAGGATCATTAGGTCAGCACGAGAACCAGTTAGCTGACCCGTAATACCAACCGACTTAACGGATGGTGCTTGGTGAGGACTACATTGCACATCAAAGCTAATACGAGACCAACGTGCATCATCACTCTTTGGTCTCAAATGTGATAGCCACGGTGTCTCAATGATCAGCTTCTGTAGAAAGATAGACATGTTATCAGCTCGCTCCTTAGAAGCCGAGATAATCATGATCTTCTTTTCGGGGTTATTGAAGAGTGTCCATAAGACAAACGCACCAGTAATCCACGATTTACCGACTCCTCGGAAAGCTTGGATCTGTAGTCGTTTAGGACCGTGTTGTAGGTAATCAGCAATAGCGTATTGAGCTCGGGTTGGGGAGGGTAGGTCTAGTTGTTGCCACAAAGCTTGAAGAAACAACTTAAAATCGTCTTTAAGGGCGTCTAAAACATTCATATGATAGAATATACCTAAGGTAGGTTAGAGGCGCCTTGTAGGGGCACAGAGACGCCTCTGATAGTGATTTATTTTTTAACGCCTTGAATAGCTTGCATCACTGGACCCATTTCGCTAATAATTTCAGCACCAAACTCTTTTTTAAGTTTAGGTTTAACTACAGTATTAACTAAACGAGCGTATGTTTCAATAATACTAAACAATTCGTTTACATCTGTGTTACCTGAAAGAATAGCGTTGCTAATTTCTGAGCCCCAATCAGCAATAGCTAATTCACCTTTCTTTTTACCAGCTCCTTCAAGACCAATTTCTTTAGCCCAAGAGTGATAACCACCTTTTTTACGGTGCAAGGCTTTATTCATTAGTGCAATGTTTTCAGGAACACCAGATGTAGGCAATTTAATCTTTTGCAAAAGGTGCATAAGATTCATTGCAACATAAGGATCTTGAGCTACAGTAGTTAGCATAAACTCAGCAGCCTCTTTATTGCCAAAGATATGATGCCATTCTTTACCAACAACAGTGTTAAACGTTTTTGTAACCATCTTCCTAATTGGATTAGCCGGGTCATACAGCTGTTCACTAGGATTTAATGGGTTTTGAGTAAAATCGTCATACATTCTGCGTTGTTTACTGGCTGATTTAGAACGCATATAGTCGGACATTTGACCTTTAAGTTCGTCGGCACGTCCAATAAGTCGTGTCAACCAACCACCTTTATCTTTCGCAAACTCTTCTAAAGACATAGCTTTGTATTTAGCTTTAATGTCTTTATGATATGGTTGCTCTAGAACCTTTTTAACTTGTTCAACAGGTGCGTTTTCTTTAAGAAGAGTTTTAATGCTACCTTGCCACCCAGTTGGTCGCATATCAGATGCAATTTGCAACGGTTGAGCAGACAATTCTGCAAGAGTTGGTGCTGCTTTTTGAAGAGTCATGCCGCCCCCACTGCTAGCTAATGCCATAGCTGGAGAAAAATCCATTGGTGGCGGTGTTGGAGGTTGGGTAATAACTTCAGGCTTAATGCCTTTAGGAATTACAGGTTTAGCAGCACGAGAAATTTCAGGTCCAGGTACAGCTATTCCTGCTCCAAATCCAACAACTTGCCCAAGAAGTTCATTACCTGTAGCTTGCCCAACCATCTCACCGAGAGCTGAAGCACCTCTATCAGCTACTCCAATAGGGGTTTTACCTGCAACATACTCAACCCCTCCACTTAACGCATCAAGTGCTTGATTAATTGGTTGAGGTGTAGCAGATCGTATTAATTGCTGAATCTGTTGAAATTTATTAAAAGCAAACTTTACAGTGCCCCCAATTTGCTCTAAAGCATTGTAGCCTTTTTTTAAAATTTCTTCGTCTGTTAATAACTCCATTACCTAATATGTTGTAAAATAAGATGTTCTCTATGTGTTATCCCGAATGTCTTTCGCATCCATGATAACCAGTTACTGCTACCTTTTGCCTGATTACAACTCCAACATGAGGGTACAAGATTTGATGTAAGATCTTCGCCGCCAAAGCAGCGAGGACGGACGTGATCAAGAGTGAGTTCATGTAATTCATAAGTTTCTCCACAATAGACACATTGACAATTGAAGTGCTCTTTGATGGCTCTTCTCCAGAGCCGTTTAGCTTCAGGACTTGTCATGGTTATTAGGTTTTGAAGGTAGTGATCAGGGGTTGGCAGCAACGGAGTCATTTCCTAGACCGATTTCTAGCTCGATTTTTAGACGCTTTTTCAAGTACAGTTGAACCATCTTTTTTGTGTGAGACATCCTTTCCGTCACCATTTCCATAGGTACCACGTTTGTGATTTTCTCGGTTAAGTTCAACACGCTTTTTAATTTGTAAGGATTGACGATTATATCGAGCTTGTTGTCTAAGACGTTTAGCACGTGCTTTAGGGTTTTTCTTGTAGTAATCAGACGTACGACTTGCCATAAAGCCTCTTTTGTACAAGTTCAGGGTCAACCTTAGGTAGGACCGTAGCTAGTTTATCGAGGGGATTACCATCATAAGCAACCCCACTAATGTCATTTTTAGCGAGCCAATCACAAGCAGCTTTTAGCTCTTGAGCAGTAGCTTCACCGGATTTAATACGCTTGAGGAATTCACTGGTAACAAGGTTGTGAAGCTCGTTAAATTGATCCTCTGTAGCTTTCTTTTTAACCATTTCTCAATACGATTTGGTCTAATTTATTTTCGATGCGAATCATGTGATCCTCCATCTTTTGTAATGCAGTAGATAGCTCTTGCTTTTGAACATAGTTCTCAGCTACACGAAGCTCTATTCGATCTACACGACTATCAACTTCACCAATTTTAGTGTAAAGTTTATTATGAACAGACACAATAGCTGTAAGTAATGCTATGCCTGCTGCTACCCCTGCTTCAATCATGTTGCTCCATCAACCGAATCAACTTTTGTGAATACACGGGATCCGTGGCATAACCTTCCCGCTTAAGGAGGTATGCACAGTCTTCACGAGAGGTGGCTCGGTTGACGCCTTTATACCCTTTGTAGTCTTTATACCATTGGGTAACAAGGTGGTTCACACAATCGTATGGGGTAGCAAAGTCTTTGAAGGAAGCTTTGATGGTTACAGGACCATTGCCATAGTCTTCCCAGGTAGTCTTAACTGTACCTGTTCCTTTGATACCAAAGTAGTTATTCTTACCGGATAGTGCTGTACCAAATGCACTTTCAAGTGCCCATTGTGCAGCGACTACTTCTGGGAACTTAGCACCGGCTGCTTTTGCTGCAGCTTCAATACCTTCCCAGGTATTAGTAAACTCTTGGGGTTTAGAAGGGGTAGGAGTAGCTGGTGTAGTTCGCCAGGTTCTTACCCATTCAACATCATCAGAAAGACCATAGGGACCAAGAAGTGTTTCAAGTTCCGCTATGGCCTGTTGTTGATGAGGTAACCCCTTAAAGTTTTTGATAACGTCAAGGAGTTTAATGCTCATTGTTTTACATAAATACTCGTGCAGGAGTCTCGGGAGTCACCGCATAGGCATCCCACCCATCAGGCACTACGCCTTGGTAGTTGATGTGCCAGCCGTCAAGCTCCGTAAAAGGTACAATGATATCTCCGTTTTCGTCGTATTCACCACCACGGGTGATGGTGCCGACCACATCAATGGCACGGTCTTGGGTGTAAGCAGCAAGCTGTTCAACACCTTCTTCGTCGGTGACCATGAAGCCAGCATTACGGGCTGCAGTGAGCCAGGTTGCTTCATCGGGAAAGCGGAAGAACGGTCCAATAGGAGCCGGTTCTTGTTGGAGGATTTCGTCAGTCATGGCGATTAAAGTGTGATGGTTTGGAGGGTATCGTTGGGGAGGCGTTGGGGCCAGTAGGTGAGGCGGCGGATGGTGCCGTTAAACAGCAAATCTGTGCCACTGCGGCGGCCAATGCTTAACTGGTTGACCGCAGGAACTGTTCCAGAGCTATCTGTCGCTCCATTTAGAATACTACCGGCTTGGGCAAAGGCGAAGTCGTTGACTTTGTATGTTGTACTAAGACTGGTGTTATTAGACTCTCTATTTGAGTCGAATCCGGCCTGACCGCTTCCTGCATAAGTAACGTTGTAACCAGCGTCCGTGTAGCTAGTGAGAACACGAAAATAGGTGTCTATTCGGTTATTTGTTGTGCCATCCGAAAGGCTTGCAATGCGGGGAAATTGATTTGTCCCGCCGTGCAGGTGGTTGCTTTTTGCATTGGTAAACACCGTTCCCTCCTCCTGCCGATACCAGCTATTGCCAAACGTATTGGCACCACCATCGCTAACATCAGCAGCACGGGTTACTTGAGAGCCAGCCGTGGGGATGTAGGAGGTAGCGTATGGTGAGGCTTCTAGTTGGGCTCCCCAGAGGTAGACGCCAGAGGTGCCGTCGCCGGTTGTAACGCTTGGTCCTTGTTGATTATTAGGGTAGATACGGACTCTGCCGCTAGAAGTACCTCCTAACAATGTAACTGTTTTAGAGCACCTATACCAACCGTTCCCTACTGCAACTATGTCGCCATCAGGGGAGGTTCCATTGCCAAGATTAAAATTAAAAGTATAAGCACTTGCTCCGTCGTAAACCCAAAGAAGCACCCAATTCCACTCATCTGCTTTTGCATAAAAAGAGTAAGTATGGTCGCCAGTTAATGGTAATGATGGCGAATCTTGTAGGACGTACCCAACTGAAGAGTTATTAGAAACAAGTTTGTTACCGTTAAGAGTTCCGGCTGGTGATGCTATTGCGTTATTGTTTACATCAATGTTTGTGTTTGCCCACGTCGTAGAAAAATCTTCCGACTGCCGCAGCAGATTCGTCCCCGCCCCTTCCAACAACAGCGGACCAGCACTGATGAAGTTACCGTTGCCATCAGGGAGGTAGGCAGCGGTTCTGGCCTCGTTTACAGCAGCAGTTTGAATCACCCCATCCTTGTCGTAATACGTGGCAGAGCTAGCACGACTGGTAAAGGTGACGTTGGATTTGACGTATGGGGTCGCAACATCGGATTGTTCTAGTTGGGCTCCCCAGATGTAGATGCCGGAGGTTCCGTCACCCGTGTAGAACACGTTCCCGCTACTGTCTCTTAGCGATACCTGAACTTGTGCCGATGTAGAAGCAGCGTCAATGATCAGGCTTATAGACACCCTGAACCAACCATCTCCAAGCGGCTGGATAGATGCGGATACAGAAGAGCTTGTCCCGGCTAGCTCTGTCGTCACAGTCCCAGTTGAAAGGTTTACAGCAGCCCTTGCTCCGCTTGTAAACGATGAGTTAAAAACATTAAGACTGCACTGAGTTTTTCCCGCCGATTTAATAAATACACTACCTGATACTAGGGTATTTGCGGGTACGCTTACCCCGGACGCCAAGAGCATAGTGTGTGAATTGTTAGCGGTAAGATCATCTATGAGCTTGCTGGCGGTTTGAGCCCCATTAGGAGAAGTAATAGCATTTTGGATTATACTAGAACGCACCTTGTTCCACGCCGCATTATCAAACTCCTCACTATACCGCAACAAGTTTGTCGTACCAAAGTTATTACCACTAATACTGGCCACGTCAGCAGCGCGGGTGACGGCGCTTCCTTCGGTGGGAATGTAGCTGGTGGGGAAGGAACCGGCTTCTAACTGGGCGCCCCAGACGTAAACAGTTCCTGCTGAACTAAGA